TCCCATCCCATCTCGGCCTTCCACTTTTCGAGGAAGACATTGCGGGGCATCACCTCCTGCAGGATGGTGGTGACGGACGGGTAGAAGGTCGGCTCGCCGTGGTCGTTGAGCGAGTAGTAGTAGCGGACACCCTTGGTGTTCAACTGGTAGAGGCGGTACTGCGGGACGCGGAGGGCATTCTCATCGAAGAAGAAGGCCTGCATCTGCTCGGTGGTCACTTCGGGAGCGATCTCAAACGCTCCGAGATTGCTTTTTTCTTCCATATCGCGGATGATTGTTAAAGGTTTGCTACGAGGGTCACGATTTCCCGGGCCTTGTCGGCGATCGTCTGGGACTTGTCGGTGTAGTTCGGGGTGTCGGTGAGGCCGAACAGGAAGTCGGCACTGACACCGAGCATAGAGCAGAGGACGGGCACGGTGGCGACATCAATCTTCTTGCTCTTCCCGGTCTCCAGATTGAGAAAATTCATATAGGCGGCCTTGGGAGCGGAGTTGGGCCAGAGGGCCTGTGCCAGTTCCGCTTTCTGCTTCTTACCAAGAAGTCCTTTCTCCTTGGCGTAAGTGAGTGCTTCAGTGATTCGGATCATAATGTTTTCGGTTTCTGGGAGCAAAGGTAAGTAAAAAAATTGGTTTGTGCAAGAATTTTTTGACTTTTTGCACACAAAAACCAAAAAAGGAGGGTTTTTAGGCCCTCCAGTTGGTTTAGCCGCAGGCCGGGTCAGAACTCCCCCTGCACAAAGGAAGGTAAGTCCAACCCGATCCACTTCGGCTGATTCCCGCCGTATGTGGGGGCGATGGTGTACCACTTTCCCCACTCGGCCTTCCTCAGCCCGTTCCCGCTCTTCGTGGCGATTGTGTACTCCGTCTCGGCATAGGTCTCCGTGTCCCTCGGATAGATTGTGAGAGAAAGGTAGTTCGTGTCCAAGTAGCCCTGCACGAAGATCAGCCGGGTGTCGTTCTTGGCGAGGGACGGCATCTGGTATGTCTGCCCGTAGGCATCGCGGAATTCGATCTTCTGCACGAGGGCATCGTCCCATACAAGGGCGAAGCAGAAGTACGAACCTGTGAGAGAGTAGTTCGTCTCCTCGTCCGTGATCTCCAGTGTCTGGTTGATCTTGACCGCGGGCGATGTGGCGATGCTACCGGAGTTGGCGGACAGGATGCCACCGAATGTCTCCCCGAGGTATGTGCCGGACACATTGTAAGTGCCGGAGGGGATTTCGTGGTATGTTCCTGTCTCCACCACGAAGAACTTCTCCCCCTCGAATGTGCAGGAGATATGCTCCGGAAGGGCCTCGTTGATGAGCGAGAGGACATCCTCGGCCTCGGGCGACCGGGTGTACATAGAGTTGCCCTGCATCTCGTAGGAGAAGTAGCGGGGAAGGGATGGTGAGGTGGTGCTTGTCTCTTTGTTGCAGGAGACAAAGACTGCCGACCCGATGAGGGCCGCGAGAATTGCTTTTTTCATACTGTCTAGAAATTTGTCCATCACAAATATAACTAAATCACCGGAATCCACCAAAAAAAACTCCGGGAGATTTCACATCTGCCGGAGTTAGTCTCATACAAAGATACAAAAAAAAACGAAAAACCGTTCAAACGATAGCCAGAGGAGCGTCACACCCGTCATTTGGCAACACGATTAAAGCATATTTACGACACACAAATATAGTGGATTTCTCTGATAGTACAAAACAAAACTCCGGGGAGCGTCACGCCCGCCGGAGTTCAATCACCTAAAACTAATAGCCAAATGAAAACAAAATTACTAACCACATTCCGGAGAGGCTCACACCCGTCCTTTAGGGATAACGAAAATACTGCACTGCAAATATAAGTAAAAACCCCGGAAGGAACAAGGCCTTTCCGGGGGATTCGCAACCAATTGATATGGAAGTACAAAAGACACCGATGCAAAGGTAATAAATGTTTTCCGAAAAAGCAAGCCCCGGAAGGCTTCCGCCCGCCGGGGTCGCTACTATGAAGACTAGAACAAACAAAACTCCGCCCAAATATAGCACTTTTTTCACTTTTCTCTAGGAATTCTCGCAAATTTTGCTTTACTTTGCCCCCAGATCGGAGAGACAACCGAGAGCAAGTGGCTCGCACCCGCTTGCGACAAGAGATATAACTACGAGAGTAGTGTCCCCTGTTTGGTGAGTGCGAGACACCGGGCAGGGGACAATTTTTCACACTATGGTTGATTACAAAAAAATCTACGAGGAGGCCTACGGGATCAAGTGGGACAGGAAGAAATTCCAAGTCCACCACATAGATCACGACCGTAGCAACAATGATCTAACCAACTTAATCCTAGTCCCGCAGGAATTGCATCACAGGATGCACATCTTCGTTGATGATATCCAGATGAAGTTTCACGGTGAAGACACCCTATCAGAAGCGATGAGAAGGGTTATGAGGGACTACTGTTATGGTAACTTCTCAATGCTTGCCGATTCGATCAACAACATCTTGTTGGTGGCCGAGGAGTTCGAGAAGTGGGGATTTTATAAGTACAACAGTTACCTTGACGCATACGGAAACCCCGTTAACATCGAAGGCATATGGAAAGACAGATAAAGGGAATCTTCATCCCGATCGAAATTTGGGAGAACAAAGACCTGTCGTGGAACGAGAAAATCCTCCTTATGGAGATTGACTCCTTCACGAGCAAGAACCTCCCGTGCTTCTTCTCGAACGAGTACATCGCAGACCTCCTTGGGGTCAAGGAGAATACCGCTTCCATCCTCCTGTCCAGACTGGTGAAGAAAGGGTATGTCCGCCGGGTCGGATTCAATGGCCGTGAGCGGTATGTTGAGAGCCTCCTGCACTATGGTGTTTGCGGAGACCTGTTCAAAGCAGACTTTGACGAAAATCAAACCCAGACTTTGACGGATGTCAAACATAATAGTTCTAGTTTAATAGATACGAACAAGGAAGATAATACTAGAGAGGGGGAGGAGAAGAAGAAACCGAAGACGGTAGAAGAGAAGAGAGCGGCCTTCCGTGCCATCTGCGACAAGTATGTAGATAAGTACGGAAAGCAGATGGTTGATGAGTTCTTCCTGTACTGGTCTGAGGCGAACGGCAACAGGCTTCGGTGCGAGATCGCCAAGCAGAAGTCCGGAGCGTTCGAGATTTCCCGGAGGCTCGCAACTTGGGCCTCCAAGGAGTATAACCAACCGAGAAAGCCCGTCACGCCCCCGGCTCAGCCCCGGCAGGAGAAGCCGATCTGGGAGAGCCTCGGAATAACCAGAGAACAATACCTCAAAATGCAGGGAAAATGAAATACGAGCACACACTAGCGGAATACCCCATTCCCGACACCACCCAACTGGAGGCCCGGCTCTTGGTATCGTGCCTCTCCAACAGTGACTACCTCGGCGAGTTGATGCGTATCGTGAAGCCGGAGTTCTTCTCCTCCCGGGAGAACCGGAAGGTCTGGGACACCATCGTGGATATGTACAATAAGCGGGAGCAGATTGACATCACCACTGTCTTCCCCAAGGTGGACAGGAAGAACTTCTCAGAGAACATCATCGGGGCAGAGCCTGTCTTCGGGCAGGCGATTATGCAGGTCGGCCTCGCCCTCTTGGACACGCACATCAAGAAACAGGCCTATTTGACCGCCGTGGGCATCCTCCAAGGGATTGAGCAGGGCGAGACCGTTGAGGCCGTCACAGGCAAATTCAAGGGCTTTTCTGACGATGTTCTGGGCCAGTTGGAGGACAACTCCGCCAAGAACGCCTCCGACCTCGCCAACGAACTGGCCGATGACATCCAGAGCGGTCGCACGACCCGGATCGAAACGCCCTTCCCGTCCCTCAACTATATGCTCTACGGCGGACTGGGAGGAGGCAACCTCATCATCCTCGCGGCCCGGCCCTCCGTGGGCAAGACCACCATCGCCCTGCAGATGGCCCAGAAGGCGGCGAAGGACGGGAAGAAGGCGACAGTCTACTCCCTCGAAATGACGGCCAAGGAACTGGTTCAGCGGTTGATCGTTGGCACGGAACTGGTGAAGACCTATGACATCGTCTCCCGGCAGGTGAACTGGGAGAGTTACGAGAACGCGGTCGCGATGGCGGTCAGCCCGAACCTCCGGATCAACGACAAGGCCAAGTCCTTGGACGAAATCTGCACCAAGGTGATGCTTGATGCACAGACCGGGAAGACCGATGTGGCCTTCATTGACTACCTAGGCCTCATCCGGTACTACAACAGGCGGATGACGCAGGCCCAGATCATCGGCGAGATCACGGCCCGGCTGAAGACGATCGCCAAGGAATGCAACATCCCGGTGGTGCTCCTGTGCCAGTTGAACCGGGAGAGCGTCCGGGAGAACCGTCCCCCGCAACTGCAAGACCTGCGTGACAGTGGTAGCATCGAACAGGACGCGGATGTCGTGATTATGCTCGAACGCCCCCGGGACGATATGGGGACGGTGGAAGACGGCAAGATCAATGTGTGGGTGCGGAAGAACCGCAACGGCAAGTGCAACTTCGACACGCCCATCCTGCTCCTCGGGAACTCTTCCTACAGTCAGTTCCTTGAGAAGACGGAGGACTACCCGGAAAACAACTTCGACAATGAAGAAAAATTCTAGGCAACCGAAATATCCGTGCAAGAATGTCGTATCTAAGATATACGAGAACCAGTTCGGCGGAGAGTGGTGGGCGGAGTGGTCGTTCCACCCGACCCGGAAGTGGAGATTCGACTACGCCCGGCCCGATCTGAAGATAGCGATCGAAATTGACGGCGGTGTCTTCACAGGTGGCAGGCACAGTGGTGGCATCGGGCAGGTGAAGGACTGGGAGAAACTGAACGAGGCGGCGGTTATGGGATGGTGCGTCCTGCACACCACGCCGGACGAGACCTTCGCTCAGAGCCTCCGGGAATTGGTCTTACGGGCCACAAAAAGCAGGGAAAATGCAGAAAAGTAAAATTTTTCTTGCGTAATCCGAAAATTTGACTTATATTTGCTCCCAGAAACAAAGATGATATGGAAAAGCCCGAACTGATCAAAGCCCTCCACAACGAAATGGAGGCCTTCTTCGACCACAACACCTTCAAGGGTGACTACGATGGCCACATCTCCGCCAGAATGGACTGCGAGTTCGACCTGCCGGGAGGATGGGGAGCGAATGTCACCGTGGTGGCCAAGGGATACGAGCACACCGACAAGGGAGACCACGACACCCCTCCCTGCACCAGTGGCACTTACTGGATTGATTCCGAACTGGCCACCTTCTACGATCCGGACGGCAACAAGGCCTTTGAACTCCGCTACGACAAGGAACTCAACCTTAAAATCGAATACTGATATGGCAAATTTCACCGCCGAGTGGGACAGGATTCGGGAGAATCGCCCCACCATCACCATCCTCGAAAAGAGCGATAAGAAGATTGACCGCCTCGCGGCCCGCCTGCTGAACGGCTTCCCGGTCACCGGGAGAACGATGATCGAAGTCTTCAACATCTACTCCTACCGGGACGCGATCTTCGGCCTGTCCAAGAAGGGCTACAAGATCAGCCGGAAGGTCATCACCTCCGCGAACAAGGTGGAGCACTGCGTCTGGTGGCTCACCGAGTTCTCCGAGGACTTCGTCAAGACCCGCAACCCGGAAATGTTCCGATAGTTGCGATTTTCCTTGGAGAAGTCAGAAAAAATACATATATTTGTTCAACAAAAAGTCAACAACCAATGACAGTGCATCACACCCCCGAAGATTGGGAACTGCTCGGAAGACTTTACGATGCGGTTGCCACCCTCAAAGACAAACTCGAAGCCAAGGGCTTCGGTGTCATCGCCTCCCTCACCACGGGAATCTATCCCGCCTGCCTCACCTTCATCGTGAGCCGGAACTCTCTGGACATCTTCTCCTTCGTGTCCTTCGATGCGATTAAGGATGAAGACCGCGTCAAGCGTGAACTCTTCGCCAAGGGCGAGGAACTCATCACCACCGACTATGTCGCTATGGAGCGTGACATCCTCCTCAAGCGTCTGGCCGAACTGGAGAATCGTCCCACTGAAGGGCCTGCTCGCCGTGGATAAGATCGGATACTTCATCAACGCCTTCTTCGAGGTGGACAAGGTTGAACTCGGGAGCGAGAGTGCCCGGGAACTGCAAAAGTCGGGTAACCTGTTCACCTCGTTGGAGGCCGCGAAAAACCTGCAGAAGGTCATCTATGATACACTACACCGTAAAGACTAATAACTGCTACCTCCTAGCGGTCACCCTCATCAAGTACAGGATTCCTTTCGAGTTCAGACCCACCAAGATGTATCTGAAGCGGAAGTGGAAGAACCCGTACGGGGCGAGCGTCTTCGAGATAGACTTGGTCAAGGACGGTGAGATCAGCGACCCCGGCGTGGTGAACATCTCCATCGCCGACATCCTGCAGGACATCGCATCCAAGCCCCGGGGAGAGGGCTTCTCCTTGGACATCATCCACCAGTTCGAGTACTGATGCGTGTACGGAGGAAGACAATGGTTGGCCGGATCGGCGAGCAGGGAGAAATCCAGTGCTCGTGGAATCTCCTGCAGGACTTCTGCTCCTCCCACAAGGGGAAGCCCGTCATCCTGCGTCTGGAAATTCAGCCCGTAGAGCCTACGGAGAGGACTAGGAACTACTTCTTCGGCTACTGCGTCCCGGAGGCCCAGAACGCGTTTATGAGCGAGTACGGGGAGCATATGACCCGGGAGCAGACCTACGACAAGATTCGCCAACTCTGCCCGATCTTCCAGAAGCAGGAGAGGGTGGACGGCAAGTGGAGAACCACCTACGCCGAGTTCGAGGAACTGGATCAAGCGGAGGCCAACGATGCGATCGAATGGCTCTGCAGGTTTATGGCGGAGGAATTCTCCGCGATACTTGATATGCCTAGGAGATGAGGACGGAACTGGTGACAACCCGGGAGGACTACGACATCCTCCTAGCCCGTGGGATTGACTGCCTGTACGACAGTCGCTTCACACTGGAGATCGGCCTCCGGAAGGACATCCAGAAGGAGCGGTTCGGGAGCAACACGGTGGAGGACAACTCCAAGTTCTACGCCTACTGCCTGCACCACTTCCCGATGGTCTGCGAGAACTGCGGGAAGCCCATCCGGCAACCCTCGGCCACGAATGTGTCGCACATCCTCACCCGGGGGTCGCACCCGGAGATGGCCCACGACCCGAGGAACATCAACATCCTGTGCTTCGAGTGCCACAACCTCTGGGAGCACAAGCCCACGAGAGACAGGCTTCGGCTCTGGTTCGTGGAGAAAAACGAGAGAACGATCGAACAACTTAAAAGAGAATACAATGGAATTGACTGAATATCAGCGTAAGGCGATGACCACCTGCCTACCGGAGAGCGAGAATGTGGGCTATATGCTCCTCAATCTTGTCGGAGAGGTCGGAGAATTCTGCTCCAAGGTGGCCAAGCACATCCGGAAGGGCCAGATGACCTTCGGGGCTGAAGTGAACCCCAACGACCTCCAGATCACCGACAAACTGGAGAACTTCTACGAAGCGGACGCGGCCCTCGAAAAGGAGGCCGGGGACATCCTGTGGCAGTTGTCCGGCCTCTGCACCGTGATGGGGTGGAGTTTGGAGGATGTCGCCCGGCACAATCTGGAGAAACTCTCCGCCCGGAAGGAGAACGGCACGATCGCCGGGAACGGTGACGGCGTAACCAAGGAGGAGCGGGGATGAGACTGAAGAAGTGGAAGGTAGACCTCCTCGCGTGGTTTCTGGCCAAGTCCGGCCTCGGCTACCTGTTCGTCCTGCACGAGGAACTCGGCTCGGACGATCACAAAGGGTGCGTCCTCTGGACGGAGGATGACGATGCCCATCTCGGTGCGATCCTGCACTCGTCACTTGAAAATTGCCCGGATGTCCGGGGCATCATCTTCGGGGCGGTGCTGAAGTATCTGAAGCGGTACGAGGTGGACTGCAAGAACTTCCTAGAAGAACTCAAAAAGCCCTAGTTATGGACAAGACAACTGAAATCTACAGGTTCGGGAACTACATCACCAAGGTGTCCGGCAAGGAGGCTCTGAAGAAGTGGATCATTGACAACTGCTCCTACGACAACGCGGTCGGAGAAATCCCGCCCACCACTCCGTTCAGCGACTGCCTCCAGATCGCCCGGGAGAAGGGCTTCACCTTCAACACCACCGTTTCCGAGGCCATCACCGCCAAGGAGATCAACAGGCTCACCAACATCCTCGTATACGCCCGCTTCCCCGGTGTCGCACAGGACTTGATGAAGACCCGGCTGAAGGGGAAGAGCGTGGTTTGCTCCTGCCCCCACTGCCAAGCCGAAGGCTCTCTGCTCATCGTAGACCAGACCTACAGGTGCTTCAACTGCGGGACGATGGGGAATGTCGTTTCCTTCGTGATGGACACCCTGCAGATGGACTACGAAACCACACTGGACTATCTGGAATCAAAGTACATCAAATAACTAAATCTTATGGAATTCAAGCAAATCACAAGTTACACTGGTGGCAATGTCCGTGGCCAGTACGACATCAGCATCGGCGAGAAGAGCACCAACTTCCCGAACAGGTTCAAGAACCGCTACGAGGTCGGCAGGTACATCGGCTTCTTCGTCAATTCAAATCGGGAACTGTGCTTCAAGTTCTCCGACACCCCGGAGGAGGGCTACTTCACCGTGAGTACCGGAGGCGTGTACAACAACCGCATCTGCAAGACCCCCAACGCGTTCGCCCGGCTCGGTGTCCCGACCGGAAAATTCTCCGTCCGGAAGGAGGGTGACTACTTCATCGTGGAAGACTGCAAGATTCCGGACGAGGAATATCGCAAACTCTAATATAACTATATCATTATGGCTGAAAAACTCAATGGCAGGCTCAATCTGAGCAAAATCCCCAAGGAACTGATCCAAGAATCCAACAACGGGGAGAAATTCATCTATGTGGACATCGTCCCCAACAAGAACGGGGCTGACCAGTACGGCAACACCCATTCGATCTCCGTCTACGACAAGCAGACCCGGAAGCCCGTCTACCTCGGCAATCTGAAGCCGCAGGAGTTCGGCGGACAGGGCGGTCAGCAGGGCGGATCGAAGAAGGCCGGAGACCTTCCCTTCTGATGGAATTCGAGGAGACAATAACAAAAATCCTCGGCGACCACACTGAGGAGCAGGGCAGGGTCGCAAGCCTTGTCCTCTCCTATGTGGCCGAAAATCCGGACTGGAGAGTGAAAGAGCACATCCTGTACAAAGACAAGGTTCTCCGGGCGATGGACACCGCCATCACCAAGACCTTCGGAAACCCTCTGGAGCACTACCTGTGTAGATGCCGGAAGAGGGAACTAGTCGAAGTCCGGTATATGGTCTTCCTCCTGTTCCGGGAGGAGACATCGGCCTCCTACACCGAGATCGGGGACATCTTCAAGATGAACCACTCAACGGTCGTTTTCGGCGTGAAGACCGCGAAGGACTTGATCCAGTTGAGCCGCCCGTTCCGGGAGGACTACACAACCCTCAAAAATTGCTATCTATCCGTCTTATGAAAATCGCTACATACATCGCCTACGGGGTCTGGATCGTCTCCTGCCTCGTGCTCGCAATCCTCGGACTGGTCTCGTGGTGGGTCGGCCTCTCGTGGCTCTGGCTTCCCGCCGCGATCCTGTTCGTGATCGCCCTCGCCCTCAACGCCTCCGTGGACATCGGCAAATGGCTGAAAATCCGGCAGGTCAAGAAGACCCCGTCCACCTGCGACAACTGCCTGTTCGGCAAGACCTCCAAGTTCGATGCCGATGACAAGTGCCTCGGGGAGAAACTGGACGAAACCATCCACAGGCCCACGACCTGCAAGTACTACAGGAGGTAACTATGGATGCCCAGACCGAAAAGGAAATCCGAACCTTCGTTGACCTTGTCGTGGACGGCCTCGGGAAGGCCTACAGGGAGAAGATGAAGACCATCCCCGCACCGCCGGAGGGAAAGCACTATTCGCCCCGGATCAAGTCCGTCACGGTCGAATTCAACGACCTCAGCGTGGGGGTGTCGCTCTCCCTAGACCTCAGAGAGGTGGAGGACGGCCAGTAAGGCCCGTTTCCGGCCCACTGAGGGACTTTCTAGCCCCGGGTGGTACAATGTATCATCCGGGGATTTTTATGGCCTCTACGGGCCTCTCTGGAGAAAGCACAAAAAGAAACCGTGGCGTACCTCCCGGCAAGCCACGGCGAAAACAACTAATAACACTGATTGGAATGATAATCCGTCCCAGTTATGAGAGGGCGGGACGCTCCCCCGTGAGGATGAACCGGACGGCCTTCTCGGCCTTGGAGGCGGCGGAGACGATGAGGTGCTTGTCGCCACCGATCGAACTGGCCCAACCCTTGAGGTAGGAAACCGAGTTCTTGAAGGCCTTCCCGGTGTCAAGGCCGCACTTCTGGCACAGGAACGCGGAGACCATCTCGGCGACCAGTTCCTCCTTGGAGTAGACCTCCGAGCCGAACATCCGGCCCATCTCGCGGTCAAGCCGGGTCGGGTGGCCCGTGGAGTGCCCGGTCTCGTGGAAGATCGTGGAGTAGTACTCTTCGATGTCATCGTACTGCTCCATCTTCGGGCAGGTCACGGTGTCGTGCAGGAGGGAGTAGCAGGCCCGGTCGCTCTGCTCAATGATGAGTTTCACGGTCTCCCGGTCGTAGTAGGTCTTGATGATGGCCTCGGCCTCCTCAACAGGCTCAAGGTGGCTCGGGGCGAAGGTGGCCCGCTTGGAGGGGATGCCCTCGCAATCGTCAATGTGGAAGACATTGTAGTAGCGGAGAACCGGGATCATCTTCACCTCCTCCTCCATCTTCTCGTTTCCGTCCTCGTCCTTGGTCTTCTTGAAGTCCTTGGAGGGGATCAACTTGAAGAAGACAACCATCTGGGACTTCGCATCCTTCTTGATCTTCCCCTTCATCTCCTTCACCTGCTTGAAGGTGAGGTACTCTCCCTCCTTCCCGAGGAGCAACTGGTTCAGCAGGGAGTACGGACGGCCAGTGACATAGGAGACCGCTCCCTCCAGGCCGCCGTGCCACGGCTTCTGCCACGGGCATACGCCCTTCTCCAACTGTTCGAGGATGCGATCGGTCACGATCTGGTAGACATCGGTGGTGGGGTTTTCTCTCTTGTGTGCCATAGTGCTATGATGTTAAATTTGTTTTCTGGTGGCAAAGGTAAGTAAAAATTCTGATATATCCAAATAATTTTTGGTTTATTTGCAAAAATTACTGGTTGAGGATGGAACTGTAGGAGCAGGAGAACTGGGAAACGATGTCCCAACGGCGGAACGGGCAGTAGAAGATGATCTTCTGGATGGGGGTCTCCTCGTGCTCGTAGCAGGCCTGCACGAAGGTGAGGAATCCGGTGAGGGAATCGTAGGTGAAGTCAATCTTATTGTCCATCAGCCACTCGGCGATCCAGAGCCGGGAAGACTTGTTCCCCTTGATCACGATGTGCTCGAAAGTAGGTTTGTAAGCGTCCATTTCTCGGTAGAGTTATAAGGTCAAAAATTCCGGTTATTTCCTGTCACGGACGAACCATCCGAGTACGCAGGAGAAATCCACGCAGGACTGGTGGCCGAGGCCGACCAAGGTGGTGTTGAGATCGCAGGCCTGTGCATTGCTCTCACAAAGCCAGAAGTAGTAGGTGTCGTTCTCTTCAACGATGAACGATTCCACGCGTCCGTCAGAAAGTGTGATCTGCTTCATATCTAAAAATTCCTGTCAAAAATTACGGGAGGAGGTTACGCCACACGGCCAAGGTCGGGACGGAGAGGAGAAGGAAGCCAAAGTAGCCCCAGTGGATCATCAGCCCGAGGAGGGCGATCGTGGCGAGCGTCCGGAAGGGATGCTTGACGAAGAGGAAGCGGAATGCCTGTTTCATAGTCTGAAAATCTACAGGAGGGCGGTCTCTTGGAAATTGATCTGGACAACCGTGCCGTTGATCTCGTAGACGATCCAGAGTTCGTCCTCGGAGTAACCGTTCACGCAGGTCTGCTCGGCCTTGATCTCCCGGAGGAATTTGACGGCCTTTCTCTTGGAGGTGCAGACAAAACCGATGCCTGCCATCTGAAAATCGTGGTAGATAGTCTCCACAAAAACTGCTTTGTTCATATCTAAAAATTATTGCTAAAAATTCACAGTTTGATGGTCTTGATGTCCGTGGGCTTGTAGCCCTTCATCTTGAACAGGATATCAAGGGCGGTCAGCAGGTGATAGCCGTGGATATGCCCGTAGATGGAGATACGGCAAGTGTCGGTATCCTTGACGATCTTCTGAATGTCAGAGCGGCCCATATCCGAAATGCGGATACAATAGGATACGGGATTAAGTTCGTACCTGTGGGCGAAATAAATGTCGGTGCGTTCCATTTCGTGCTATTGTTTGTTTCCGAGGGCAAAGGTAAGTCAAATTTTTGGATTATGCAAGCATTTCCCAAATTATTTTTGGAAAAAGTGACAAAATGAACTTTTTTGTACGATTTATGCCAAAAAATTTGGAATTGTCGTTTTTTTGACTTACCTTTGCTCCCAGAAACAAAACAACTAACACTATGGCACACGAAATCACCCTCAGCACCTTTGTCTATCCCGGTTGCATCATCGTCTGCAACGGCAGTGCAAAATTCCGCAACGGCTACCTCCCGGAGATCGCCCGTATATATAAGGATCGTTCCATTGACTGGATGCGGAAGCGGGTCAGCGAGACCGTCCGCGAGCAGGTCTACGAGATCGCTCGTACGCCCTACCTCCCGACCACGGCAAGCCAGTCCGAGAACTTTTTCGAGGTGTAATTAAATATAGGAGAATCAGACAATGAAACGCACCAACAACCAACTCTACCACTTTATCCTGTCTTTCCCGGAGGTCGTGCTCCGCGAGTGGTACAACACCTGTATTATCGATCCCTACGGCGATCACGCCTACCAGACTATCCGGGAGAACACCTACGAGCAGGAAGCCGAGATCAAGGACACGCTGACACTGGAAACGATGATCAAGGCCGCGACCAACCCGGCAACCAACTTCGCCCACGATCAACTGTGGATGGCCGTCACAGGGGGAGAAAAGCCCTATATCATCTCGTTCAACCACTTCGAGGAGTTCCTGTCCAAGATGGACGATCAAGAGCACTTCCTGCAGTTCGTGCAGGACAATCCCGAACTTCTGGACGATCTCGTTGAGATCGCCGAGCGATAGCCCCGGAGAAATCTAAAAATTCACCCACAATCTAAAAATTGCGGGTGGGTTTTCGCGTTCAAAAATCCACGGGAGAAATCTAAAAATTCACTGTCAAAAATTCACGCCCGGCAGGTCTAAAAATTCACGGGCTACCGATCGAATCCCCGGCCCTCCTCCCTCCGGCCCTCCGGGCCTGTCCTGTCCTCCGCCGTCCCGATCTAGCCGGGCCGATCGAAGCCCGCCGGGCCTGTCCTCCGGGCCTGTCAAGATCGAACCAGATCGAACCAGATCGAACCAGATCAAGCCCGCCTGGAGAAGCCCGGCCCGGGAGGAATCCGGCGACAAAGTAACGGAAAAAAAACAACAGGCACAACAGGAAAAGCCCTTGCACGATACGAAATATAAACCGATCGCGATATATAAACCAAACGACAAAAACAAGCCCGGCCCGGGAAAAATCCCGAAAAACCTACAAATTTTTTCTTTTATATATAGGTATGCAAAAAAAATCACAAAAAAAGTTAAAAAAAATTTGGTAGTTAGATTTTTTGTTGTACCTTTGCACCAGAGTTCTTTTTAATACTGTTTGATCGTCCCCGCCGGATAAACTGCAATCACCCTGTATACAGTAACTGCAACCGCCCTAGGCATTTTGACGAACCGAGGTACAGAAAAACCGGGAATCCCTGCAGGGAGATCAAACAAGATCAAAAGACAGTAACAAACAACTAAAAAACACAAGCAATGAAAAAGCACTTTTTTTCAGTCCTTTGGGAGACTAAGACGGCCACCGGAGGCCGCCGGGAATATACCCGCGAATTCGACACCGAGGCCGAGGCCGTCCGTTTTGCCCGGGAGAAAAGAAACAACCCTAAAACGGCCCATATTGAAATATCGGAACAGGAAACCGAGGATACACCGGAAACCCTGTATATTCATATTATCCGTATGTATGTTAAATTCTAGATCAACAAACGACTAAATAACACACATTATGAAACACAACACCACCACCACCGCCCGCGTGATCCTTGACACTGACAAAAACCAGCCGTCCGGGCTTCATTTCACGCTGAATCACACCGGGAAAATGCAAGGTATTCACAGTTTAAGCACATCTTGCAAAGGTAACGAGCAATGCCGGAAAAACGCCCAAATCCCCGGATCAATTTGCAGTCATTGCTTTTCCTTTGCGATGATGAAAAGATATTCCAATCTTGACAACTGTATGGAGAAAAACGGCGAAATCCTCCGGGCCGGAATCCTCCCCGCCGATCAAATCCCCACGACTACAGGCGTAATTTTCCGCTTCGAATCCTTTGGAGATTTGGCCAACTGGATACAGGCCGCGAATTATATCCAGATCGCCGCCCACAACCCGCAAACCCGATTCGCCCTGTATACGAAAAACCCGCGACACATCGCCGAAGCGATCCGGAGAGGATACGAGAAGCCCGCAAACCTTGTTATCGTCTTTTCCTCCCTTTTCCTCAATGCACAGGCAAAAGCCCCGTATCCGTTCATTGATAAGGTTTTCACCGTCTACGAATCCGAGGAGAAAGCCCCGCAGGGCATCAATTGCGGCGCGCGCAGTTGTTTCACCTGTCAAAGGTGCTACAGGGCAAGCAAGCCCGGCGAAGTGGAGCAGATAGCGGAACTTTTGAAGTAAGGAGGGCCGGAGAAATGAAAACCGCCGTATATCATTGCCAGACCGCCACCGAAGCCCGCGACCGTGCAAACCTGTATTATATTGCCAGTCCGACCGCCCGCACGATCAAAGAGGAGAAGCCCGCCCGGCGTATCGTGATCGAATCCAAGCGAGGCCCGCAGGCAGTTTTTCAATACTAGGAGAAACAAAACCCCACATCTATAGAAGCGACCCAATAAACCCGGGCCGCTTTTATTGTGTCCCGCAGTGATCTAGACAGGCCCACAGGACACAGGCCCAGACAGGCCGACAGGCAACCGGGCCAGATCAAAGACAGGGCACAGGCCTAGAGGATAAACCGGGCACGCCGTCCGCCCCAAATAGACACCGCACGCCCGCCCGCCGTCCCAACCAAACCAACCACGGCCCGCCAGAGGCCCAGAGAAGCCCCACAGGGCCACGAAAGCGAGCGAGCAAGGGCAGAGGCCCACCCGGGCCGAGATAAGGCCATACAGGGCACGCCAGAGGCCAAGCCGGGCAGGGCTGAAAATCCCACGGCCAGACAGGGCCAAAAATCCGTATAACCATACCAACCCGGGCCAGATCGGAGGCCGGAGGAGGAGAGGAGGCCGGGCCGATCCTGTCACCTGTCAACGCCGGGCCAGTCTTCCGCCGTCCGTCTTCCGTCCCGATCCAGACCGGGCCACCGTCCCCAGACCGGGCACAGGGCCACCGGGCACAGGACACAACACAAAACGACCACCCCCCCCCGGCCACCGGGCAGAAACGGCCCTTTGCCCCACCCAAAATTCGCGACAAACAATTGAAAAAAAGTTCCTCTGACCAAGATAGTTTTGGAAAAATGGGAGAATGGTCTCGGAAATCCCCGGGCGGAGACAAAAGCGTACCAAGAATTGATTGGAAACGGGGTGATTTGGGCGTAGATGGAGGGCTAGAAGGGTGCTAGATGGGGCGGATATAGCCAAGGTGAGAGGTTGGCCGGGCGTAGCAGGGCGAGATATCCCTTGTGAGAGGTACTGGGGCGAGAGCGTTCCCTATATACGGAGAGCAGACCCCTTTTGAGGGCCTGCCTGTTCCAAAAAATTTGCGGAAATTTTTTCGGGGGAGATTTCTCCTATGTCCAGTTGTCCGGTAGATCGTCCGGGAAGATGTCATCGGCGAAGTAGCCGAGGAGGAAGCCTGCGATGAAGGCTATGACGAGTTTCATCATAGTTGGGTCTCCTGTGCGAGGAAAGGTTCTTCTTCTCCCTTCTGGAGGGCGATGATGGGTTCGTCCCCGTTGGAGGCCGGGTAGAACTCCACGGCATCGAAGACGATCACCATAGAGACCTGCTCGTCCTTGTAGGGTTCAAACCGCTTGATGAGGTCTGCGTAGGTCATTTGTCGTTGTTCTTGTGTTCCATCAGTTGTCCCACGGCCATCCCGATCATCATCCAAGATTCGGCGATGTGCATCTCCTCCGAGATGATGAGGGCCTTTCCGTTGAACAGTCTCCCGATCTGGAAGTCCTTGTCGTAGTATCCTTCGGGTTCTGCGGTGAGGATGTAGCACTGGACGATGAAGGTGCGTTCCCTGTCCTTCCGGCCCGTGCCCATCAGTTCAAACACCCTGTACTTGCAGGGGTCTCCGTTGGTTGTCTTGCTCTTCCACCGGATTGATCTCCGGGATAGGTGTACTTTCTTAGCCGCCATAGTATGGTTTCTCCTTGATTTGTTCGAGGTCTATCTTGATGTCCGGGGGAGTGACCTCTACCCGCTCCCTCCGGTTGATGGTCTTGAGGATCGCGATCGCCACATCAATGGCCTCGCCGATGTCCCGGGGGTCGGGCCTGTCCGGCCCGTCACACATCCCGTCATAGCGTCTCCACGCGTTGTACTCCGTGAGTACCTGTTCTGCTTCGTAGGTTGTCATATCTGGGTTATTGCTATTCCGAAGAGGAAGCCGACCACGAAGCCCAGAAGGAACAGGGCGAGGACGGCGATCCAGAAGTTATGCTCGTCTTGCTTCATAGCGTCTGAGGATTTCGGTGTAGTAGTCCTCCTCCGACTGGAGGCCGTCCGTGTCCGTGCCCAAGAGTTCGTGGTCTATCTCCACGATGGCCTTGATGTCCTGCCAGTGGAGGGTGTCGGCCTCCTTCTGCAGTCTAGCCCCCTTGATGAAGGCCTCCCGGGCGATCTGGGCCACGCCTCCGCAGAAGGTCTTGTTGTTGGGATAGAGTTCCTGTGCCTGCTTCTCCATAGCCTACTCCTTCTCTTCGAGCCGGACATCAATCACGAGGCAAGTGCCCTCGTGCAACTCTTTGTCAATGGTGTTCATCAGCCTGTAGAGGAACTCGGCGATGCACTGGTTCTTCGTCTGGGAGACGGTCTGGCCGGACCACTTGGGCGTGATGACGAATCCGTCCGCCCGGTGCATACACACCGTTCCTTCCGACCAGTCAAGGGTAAATGTTTCGGTTTTCATAGATTCTTCCTTTTTCTGGGAGCAAATATAAGTATTTTCCGCCAAATATCCAAGAAAAATTTGATATTTCGTACAAAGTGGTTATCTTTGCGGTATGAAAGAGGATCAAATACCCGAAAGAGCGACCAAATCCCAACTCATAGTTGGTGGGCAGGGCCACCGCACCGAACTGGATCGTGAGCAGGATGTGTGGTTCGCCGTGGCGGAACTGGCCAAGGGCCGGACATACCGCGAGATCGCCCAGATGATCTCGGAGAAGAAGGGCTATCACTTGGCCCATCAGCAGGTGTACAAGGACATACAGGAGGTCTTGATAGAGTGGAAGCGGGAGAATATGCAGAACATAGATGCATTCATCGCCCGCGAGTGTGCGAGACTGGAGGAGATCGAACGGCGTGTCCTTGAGGACTACGAGAAGTCCAAACTCCCGAGGCCGAACGAGTACGCGGCCTTGATGAAGCGGGGCTACACCGCCGAGGAGATTGACGAGATGTACTCGGAGCGTGGCGGATACGCCGGAGACCCTAGGTATCTGGAGACACTCCTGCACCTGCAGAAGCAGAGGATGGACTTGCTCGGGATCAACCGGGGGAACGATGTCCCTCAGCACACCGTGGTGAACTACCAGTTCAACAATGTTGACTTGGGTTCTCTGGCGGAGATCGCCGACCAGTTGCAGGATGCACATCGTGCGGACATCATCGTAGACGAACAATAGTTTGCTTTTTCCGTCCAAAAGTGGTATCTTTGTGGTATGGAAAATGTGAATGAGCAATGGAGGCCCGTCAAGGGATTTGAGAGCCTCTACGAGGTGAGCAACCTCGGAAATGTCCGGAATATGAGGGGGAAGGTGCTTTCTCCGAAGGTCGGGAAGAAGGGATATCTGATTGTCGGCCTGCACGACAACTGCGTGGTCAAGTACAGGTACATCCATCGTCTCGTTGGTGAGGCCTTCCTCGAAATGCCGGACTTCAAGTGCGAGATCAACCACATTGACGAGGACAAGTCGAACAACAGGGTGGACAACCTAGAGTGGACTACCCGGGTGCAGAATGTCAACCACGGAACTGGTCGGTCTCGGCACGATATGAAACTATTCAAACCTGTCAGTTGCTTCCTCCCGGACGGAACATTCGTCAAGCGGTACGCTTCCATCACCGAGGCCGGGCGAGACCTAGGGGTGCTGAAGACATCCGTATGGGCGGCGGTGTCCGGGAAGAGCAAGACTTGCAAAGGAATGATTTGGAGATATGATTGACGAGAAATCACTGAACGCCATCAAGGCGAATCCGGAGAGTGTCGTGCGGTATGTCGCACGGAACAGGCTTGTCACATTCGCTCGCTATATGCGACCGAAGATGGATATGACCTATTTCCACAAGGTTTACTACGAAGTACTTGATCGCTTCGCCCACGGCCAGATTCGGAGACTGATTGTTTCCTGTCCGCCTCAGCACGGCAAGTCCGAAGGGAGTTCCCGTATGCTCCCGGCGTTTCTTCTTGGCCTCAATCCAGACCTCAAGATAGTCATCGGTTCGTATTCGACCGATCAAGCGAAGACATTCAACCGCGATGTTCAGCGTATCGTGAATTCTGAGGCTTACAAGATGGTGTTTCCGGATACTTTCTTCAACAATGGGAAGGTTCGGTTGGATAATGTCTACCAATGCAACTCCGAAATCAGCGAACCAGTTGGGCACAGTGGTTTCGTGAGGGCGGTCGGTAGGAATGGATCGCTGACTGGTAAATCGGTGGATATCTCAATCTTGGATGATGTTTACAAGGATTTCAATGAGGCGAACTCGAAACTCATTCGCGACCAAGCGTGGATGTGGTATACGACAGTGGTTAGGACGCGTCTCCACAACGATTCGCAGGAGATCATCGTCTTCACCCGGTGGCACGAGGATGACATCATCGGCAGACTGGAGAAGTCCGGCGAGAAGATCATCGAACTGACCTCCTTCGACCAGTTGGACAATGTCCCCCGGGACGCGTGGTTGGAGATCAACTTCCCGGCGATCAAGATGACTTCTCCCACCGAGGTAGACCCGAGGCAGGAGGGCGAGGCCCTGTGGCCGGAGCGTCACTCCCTGTCGGAACTCCTGTCGGCCAAGGCCCTTGACCCGGTTCAGTTCGAGTGCCTGTACCAAGGCAACCCTTCGTCCGCCGAAGGTCGCCTGTACGGTGAGTTCAAGACCTACATTGACCCGAACGACTGGGGCGTTCTCCTCCGGAAGGGCACGATGGTGGATGTGGCCGACAAGGGCACGGACGATCTGGTGGCCATCGCCTACGAAATCCGGAAGTCTCCCAACACCATCTACAACGAGAGCAAGAAGCGGTTCGAGCCGATCGTGTTTCTCCTCGTCACGGATGTCACGATGACGGACGAGGGCACGGAGGTCACGCAGGTCTCAGTGCCGAGGATGGTCAACCTGCAGGGCAGTCAGCGGGTCTGGGTGGAATCCAACAACGGAGGCGAGCAGTTCGCCAACACCATCCGGAAGAAGATGCGGGCGGAAGTGGTGGCCTTCTTCAACCATTCCAACAAGGAGACCCGGATCGTGACCAATGCGTCCAGTGTGATGCAGTCGGTCATTATGCCAGTGGACTGGGCGACCCGCTTCCCCAAGTTCCACGAGAAGATAACCCACTTTCTCCGGCTATTCCGTGGCAATTCGCACGATGATGCCCCGGACTGCCTCACGCAGGCGGTGGAGAAGGAGATTCTCTCCGGCAACCTCAAGCCCTATTCCCAGATGCGGAGGGGCATCCGCCGGAGGAACTAGAAAGAGCGAGGGCCGGATTTCTCCGACCCTCAAGTTTTATTTGGTTGGTTAGAAGGGGGTTAGTGCGATTCAGAAGGAAATTTGCAACACCAAAGATTTTTACATACCTTTGTAGTGCTTTTTTCACTGTCCTTTTTCGCGGTCAGCACTCGGAGCGGGATTTTCCCCTTCGGGTGCTGATTTCGCATCCGGCGGAGGGACGAGCGGAAGCCGGGCCAAGGCCCAGTGGACGAGGACTTCGATGTCCGTGAAGAGATTCAGCACCACAGGCTCGTCCTTCGCCTCGTCCTTCAATTGGGTGAGGGCGAATTTGATCTGCTCCGGGTGGTTGTGGAGTTGGATGATGCGTTTCTCACCCGGTTTCGGGTGGATGCCCGTGATGATCGGGGTCACCGTGGGCTTCTGGGGCTTCTTTCTAGGCATATTATACGATTTTTTCGTGGTGAACTCTCTTGTCAACCCATTCCGGCCAGATTCTGCCCCGGAGAAACCGCCAGAATAGGTGCGTTTCTTCGTCCGTGAGCGAATTGAGGAACTTTTTCGTCTTCTCCTTCATTGATTCGGTCGGTGTAGCCATAAAATCCGGTTTTTTGTGGTCTCAAACGGCCATTTTTGTAAGATTTTTGCAAAAATAGCCAAAATTTGACCGATTTTTACTGTTTTAGTGAAATATTTTCCGTTTTAGTCGGTATAATAGAGTGTTGATCGTTACTTCTGCCTGTAAATCTGAATCAGTTTCCCCCTCTTGAAGGTTCTGCGGATATTTTCCTTCCTTTTCTCTTCGATCTCCCCGGAAAACTTGAATCCCGGCTTGAATTCGCCTCCCGGATTGTTCCGGACACCCTTCTTGAAGGTGGAAGTCTTCCTTCCCTCGGCATAGGCCTTCTTCACCTTGTCGGAGATGTTCCGGGAGATGTCATCGGCCCGAAGTTGGGTGAAATTGTCCACTTTCTTCAGCCCGAGTTCCCTCGCCTTCCTCTCCAGAGTTCTCAGCGACACTCCGAGCCATTGGGCGAGCGTCCTGTTGAACATTATCGGGAAGAAGTCACGGAGGAGGTTCAACATCCTAGGTGTCCATTGTACTGGTGGTCTATCCGGGTTCATATCCTGCTATACTCTTGCTCAGAACCTTGAGGGAGATTTGCAAGTGCAATATCCCCAAGGTCGGTGTTGCCCGACCCCGGATTTGCACTCTTGCTCGTCACCTTTCGGTCGTTCGCGTTGTGCCCCATCGGGAATCTCCTCCCTTTGGTATCGGCCTTTCAGCGGAAGATCGCCTCTGCGTGGCGTGGCCGAACTCTTTCGAGCATCCCTTACCAACCTCCCTGTCGCAGTGCCCCCTCGGGAGGATTGTCGGGGAGGATGCCTATGGGTGGCTACCAGAACTGGTGACGGGTTCGGCATCCCTGTCGCCTGCATAAACGCAGAACGCCCCGGGGTTATCCGGAGCGTTTACTGTTGGCTCTCCTGCTCTCGCAGGACTGGGAGCGAGCCGAAATATGGAAGAATCAGAACAAATCTGCCTATTTCTCTCTCTATTCGGGCCATCCGCTCCCAGAGGATAACCTTTCTGGGTGCAAATATAGCCAAAAAAATTGGATTCGCAATAGATTTTCCGAAAAATTTGTTTGGAGGTAAAAAAATTTTGTATATTTGCATCGAAAAGGCAAAGGGTTAGCCGATCCGGTAAGCACATTTAAACCATAAAACCAAAGTATTATGCCTACTTGCACTTGCCCTGCGGCCACTTCCTTCAACGATGTTCCCAATGCATCTTGCCCGCAGGATTTCGGTCAGATTCAGAAACTGATCTTCCAGAGGGTCTTCTCCTCCGGTGCGACCAAGAACTCTATGTCGGTCGCGAACTCCAAACTGAAGGCCACTTGGACGGCCCTGTTCGCCGCCACCAATGGCACGAAGATGGTGATCACTCCGTATGTGGAAGCCCCGACCTCTGACGGCGGTGACCCTGTCACCTTCGGCGGTGGCAACGACACTGTCGGCGGCGTGACCAAGATCGTTGGTCGCAACCCGATCAATATGTCGTTCGCCCTGCGTCAGTACGCCCAGAACATCATCAAGGCCCTCAAGGCCCTCCAGTGCGAGACCGCCCTCGGCGTGTACTTCGTCAACGAGGATGGTGCGGTTCTCGGCCTCACTGACGGCACGAATGTCTACCCGATCCCCATCGTGGAGGCGACCTTCTTCGTCAGCGACCTCAAACTCAACGGCCTTGACACGCCCGACCAGAACGATATGCAGTTCTCCCTCGCCCCGAACTGGAGCGACAAGGCGACCATCATCGTGGGTACGGACTTCAACGCCCTCACCGACTTCGCCAACGCCTCGAACGCCTAGCGATGCCCGCCAAACGCACCGTGATACGGTTGCAGGTTGGTGACCGTATCCAAGAGTTCGAGACCGAACACGCCGAGCGTCTGCTGAGGATGCCCGACAACGGTGGATGGCACATTGCCGATGACGAAAAAGTAGAACTGACGGAAAATGGTTTTAGACCGAAGAAAGATAGAAGATGAACTCCTCTCCCCGAGCAAGCGGGCCGAGATAGAGGGGGCGAAGGTTCAACAGGATTGGATCAAGTTCCACGCGGACACCAATCTGGACATCGCTCGCTCTATGCCTTATGTCAAGTTCAAGGCCTTCGTTCGGTCTCAGTTGCCCGAGGACAAGTTCATTACTTCGATGAACCTGCTGAAGTTCCCCCTCCCCACGAACGCGTTGACGGAGAGCATCTTCACCAAGTTGTCGAAGATCTTTGACGGACGAAACCCTGCTTTCAGTTATCAGTTCCACCGTACACAGGAACGGGACGATTGGGAATGGTACAGGCAAGAAGTGCTCGGCGAGCCGGGCGTATGGTCTGAGAAGGCTTGGAGGTACTTCCAGACGGAGATCAACTGCGTGATGGTGGTTGATATGCCGTTGGAGGAAGACCCCGAAGACCGCTATCCTCAGCCCTACTTCTACTTCGTTCCCATCAGCGAGGTGGTGTCATACAGTGTGAACCGCCGGACGGGGGTGATGGACTGGATCATCTACCGCAGTGACCATCGCATCATTGTGATTGATAGCAAGTCCTACCGCACCTTCGAGTACACGGACGGCAAGCAACTGGGGGCACTCCTCTCTGACAACCCTCACGAGTTGGGGTATTGTCCTGCAAGGTTCTTCTGGACTGAGCCTCTTTCCCTCGCTCGCCCGGACATCAAGAAAAGTCCACTGTCGAAGGAACTCTCCGCACTGGACTGGTACTTGTTCAAGTCCTTGGGTGTCAAGCACTTGGATACCTACGCAAGTTATCCGATCTACAGTGCGTACGAGGAGGAATGCGACTACTCCGACAAGGACGGTAATGTCTGCCACAAGGGTTACTTGCAGAAACCCAACGGCGAGTTCGTGACCGGACTGGACGGAACGCCCGTCCCCTGTCCGATCTGCCACGGCAAGAAGCAACTCGCCGGAGCGGGCAGTTTCATCACCGTCCCGATCCCGGAGGAAGGTCAGCCGGATTTGCGGAAGCCCGTGGACATCACCACGATTGACCGCAAGAGCCTTGACTACAATGTGGAGGAACTCAAACGCCTCGAAACCAAGATCGTCAACTCCTGTGTCGGGGTTGACAACACCATTCTGAACGAGACCTCGCTCGCCGACAAGCAGGTGGATGCCACCTTCGAGAGCAAGGACAATGTTCTGAACAGTGTGAAGAAGGGGTTTGAAGAGGCCCAAGAGTGGGTGGACACCACGATCTGCCGTCTCCGCTACGGTTCTTCCTTCATCAGTGCCCACATCAGTTACGGGAACGAGTTCTACACTCTGACCCCGGAGGCACTGCGGAAGCGATACGCCGATGCGAAGGAGAGCGGAGCATCCGAGGCCGAACTGGATGCCCTGCGTCAGCAGATACTGGAGACCACCTACCGCCACAACCCTCTTATGTTGCAGAGGATGCTCATCCTCAACGACCTTGAGCCGTACCGCCACCGTTCGCAGGACGAGGTGAAGGCTCTGGCCGAGAAGGGGCTAGTCAGCAACGAAGAACTCGTCTTGAAGGCCGACTTTATGGGCTTCATCGGCGAGTTCGAGAGGGAAAACGACAACATTTTGGAGTTCGGGACTGCAATCCCCTACTCCGATAAGATAAAAACCATTTACCAAACACTCTTAGATTATGCCAAGCAAAGAGCAGTCGGCCCTTCTCGTGCATAGAGAAAATTACATCGTTCCAAAGGGTCAGGAACAGTCAGTTCACATCAAGATTGCGAAAGTCAACCGTGACGGTGGCTTCCTTGAGCCACCTCGCATCGTGAGGGAAGAACCGAAATTCTTTGAGACGGTCGCCAAGCGTAACCTCGAAACGCTCGGCTACACCGTGGAAATCCTTTATCATCCGCAGGAGAGGTACTCCTCCATCCGGATCGAAGACAAGGATGCCAGACTGAAGGCCGCTACGGAGGCCCTCAATGAAAAGGACGAAGAGATCGCCCGTCTGAAGGCGGAACTCGCCAAGGCCAACGCCGACAAGGTCGCCCCGGAGACCCCGGAGGCCGCCCCGGAGGCCGATCCGAAGGTGAAGAAGCCGAAGAAGGAAACCAAGAAGGAGGAGAAGTAGTATGCTGACCAAGGAAACACTCGTTGCAAACGAGGCCCTCGCAGGGCTTACCGAGGAGCAGATCACTGCCATCACCACCCTGTCCGAGAACGATGAGAACACCGTGATCGGCCAGAAGTTCGGTGAGGTCTACCGCCAGTTGGATTCCACCATCGAAAAGGCCACCGGGATCAAGCGTGAGGGGGATGAGAAAACCTATCTCTACCTCGAACGGGCGACCAAGGCCTTCGCTGACAAGTTCTCCGACTACGACACCATCAAGTCGAAGGTGGCGGAGTTGCAGGAGCAGATCGCCAAGGGCGGGGACGAGGGCATCAAGGCCCGCCTCGCACAGGCACAGGCTGAACTGGCCTCCACGAAGGATCAGTTCAACACTCTGAAGACGGAGTTCGACAAGGCGAAGACCGACCACGCCAAGGCCCTCAGCGACTTCCAGATTGACGCTGAGATCGCCAAGGCGAAGGAGGGCCTCACCTTCAAGAAGGGCCTTTCCGAGCCAGTGATGGCCACGCTCGTCTCGCAGGCGATCGCGAACATCAAGGCGAAGAACCCGTCCTTCGAGGACAGGAACGGCGTGAGGACGCTTGTTTTCCACGATGCGAACGGAGCACCGCTCAACAACGCGGAGAACAAACTGAACCCGTTCACCGCACGAGAACTTCTCGTGAAAGAGTTCGAGAGTATGGACATCCTCGAAAAGAAGCCCGCAAAGGGTGCGGGCGGAAAGCCGAGCGAAAGTTCCGCTCCCGCCAGTCTCTCCGGTGTCACCTCGCAGGTGCAGGCCGAAGAGGTCATCTCCAAGTTGCTCGCCGAACGCGGGATCGCCAAGACCTCGCTGAAGTACAAGGAGGAGTACGACAAACTGTGGGAGGAGAACGAATGTGCCAAACTCCCGCTCAAATAGAAGTCAAAGGGTAAGACTTGTGGAACTTATTTATTAACAACTCAAAAACCAGACAACTATGAGTTTAGCCGCAACAGTTCTCAACTCCATTCGGATCAAGAACGAAAAACTTGACAAGAATGAGCACCGTCTGAGTGAGTACGGAGCGTTTGACTTCTTCGTTCAGCAGAGCAAGACGAACCCTCTCCTCACCAGTGAAATGAAAGAGCAGGCCGTCCGGAGTATGGGCAAGACCCTGCAGATGCCCGTCATCAACTACGATGGCGACATCGCCGTCTCCAATGTGCGTTCCTGCGTGATCTCCGATGCGGAGAACACCTCCGCTCTCGTGGGCGTGACCTTCGCCACCTACGCCGTGGGCTTCACGGTCGTTCCCGCGATGTACTCCAACAACGAGGTGGACAAGCAGATGGACATCGAACGCAAGTACCTCAAGTGTGCCCGCGTCCTCGGTGCGGCCCTTGACAGTGCCGCCCTCACCGTCCTGTCCGCCAACAAGACGCAGGTGTTCGCCGACACCCTCATCTACACCGAGAGTTCCGATGTGATCCAAGTTCCGTGGGCTTCCCGCGAGGACATCCTCTCCGACATCGAACCGATGATGACCGCCAACGATTTCTATGGCCGTGTCCACATCATCGGCAATGCGGGTGTCCGCTCCCTGCTTAACAAACTGATGGAGAAGGGCGAAGCCAATGTCGTGGACAAGCGTCTGGAGTGGGCCGGGAAGGAGTTCCATTTCTCCAACCGCCTGTCCAACGCCGAAGGCAAGTATGCGACCTTCTACGCCGTTGAGGACGGCAATGTCGATCTCCTGTTCCGCTATGACCGCGAGGCCGTGCTCGGCACGAAGACCAATGTCGGTCACGAATGGGACATCGTCACTATGCCTTACCTCAACATCCCCGTGGGCCTGCACTACTACGAGAGCGTGGGTGACCAGTCCGCCATCGCGGGCGATGCCACCGCCGACCTCACCTGTGCGAAGAAGGAGTACTACGGTTTCTCCGTGGATGTCGCCTTCGTGGTTGCCTACAACTCCGCCATCGCGACCCGGGCCAACCCGATCATCAACGCCGCCATCGCGAAGGGTGCGACCTACGCTCAGCCCGTCTTCGTGGCCAACGATTCCAACAGTCCTGTTCCCACGCAGGCCATTTCCTAACGGATAGGAGGACACGGATATGACTATCGCTGAACTCAAGGCCCTCGCCGCCTCCGCCGGAGCACAGGGAACTCAGATTGGCCTCGTCAATATGGGCGACCTGCTCAACACCCTCGTGGCCCTCGTTGCCGCCCTCGCCCCCGAGTACGACAAGACCGCTACCTACGCCAAGGATGCCCTCGTGATCTACGATGGCGAACTGTACGCCGCCAAGGCCAACATCGGCACTGCCGAGGTCTGGACTGCCGCCCACTGGGAGAAGCGTACCATCGCCGCCGCGATCGCCAAGAAGGCCGATTCCTAGCAGGCTCTGAACGAACTGAACTGAAATGGGAGGTGGAGGCTTGACTTGCACCTCCCTTTTTATTATCTTTGTGGCGTTATGTATAGACTGAACGATATAGTTACCGAGTTTCTTCCCCTCGTTGGGTGGAAGGACACCGAACTGTCCGCGAGCGAGAGCGGACTATACTTCCAAGAGGCCCATCCGCTCCTCACGCTCCGGGCACTGCGTGGCGTAATGCCCAAAGACTTGGCGGAGAAGTACCCTGCCTACGATCCGAACGATTCCTACGACAAGGGCTACAAGGTTCGCAGTGGCGACAAGGTGTATGTCTCCCTCACGGACGGCAACACCACTGCGGTCACCAGTACGGACTGGCGTGAGTACGATGTGCTGAACGACTACCTGCGTTACCTCACGGAGCGGGGCATCAAGAAGGTCATCACCAAGTTCGCCAACCAGAAGGTTGTCGGGATGGAGACGAAGAACCTCGTTGACCGCCGGACGCTCTTCGATGGTGCGGGAAGCCGGGAGGCCAAGAACGAGAGCAAGGGCCGGATTGTTGGCTTCGAGATCGCTCCCGTCCGGACGAACGGCATCACCACCACGCTGAACCGGGTGGGCATCCAGTTCATCGGCAACACCGGGACTGTGAAACTCTACCTGTTCCACTCCTCTCAGCCCGACCCCATCGCCACCAAGGAGATGGAGATCACCTCCGACAAGGGCCTGTTCACTTGGGTTGACCTTGACTGGGTTATGCCCTATCTGAACGATGACATCAATGCCGGGGGCAGTTGGTATGTGGTGTACAACGAGGCCGACCTCCCGCCGTATATGGAGAGCATCAACTTCGGCAGGGACTGGAGCAGAGAGCCTTGTGGCACTTGCAACAAGGGCAACCTCCAGTTGTACCGTCTGATGCAGAAGTACCTCACCATCAGCCCGTTCTATGTGGCCGCGAGCGACTGGGACGAGACCCTGTGGGACATTGAGGACAACATCTACACTCCCGCGAACAACTACGGGATGAACTTTATGTTCACGATGGCCTGCGACATCACGGACACGATCCTGTCGGAGCGATTCCAGTTCGCTTCGACCGTCCAGTTGCAGGTGGCCACGGATGCCCTGCGTGAGATCGCCCTCAATCCGGAGGTCGCGGTCAACCGGGTGCAGGCCAACGCCGAGCGTGACAACATTATGTTCGAGGCGTACGGCAACGGTGACGGGATCAAGGGCCTGCAGGGCGAACTTGACTTGGCCTACAAGGCCCTGTCGGTGGACTTGAAGGGTCTTGACCCGATTTGTATGGGTTGCCACAACAAGGGTGTCCGCTACACTTCCATCTGATGGCCGGGGTTGAAAGATTAGTGCTCGCTCTGCAGGAGGTTTCCATTCCCGGAGACCTCCCGGGCGAGTGCGATCTCGGCCAGATTCTCAAGGAATTCTTTCAGCGTCCGGAGATTCGGACGGTGATGATCAATATGAACCAGTCCCAACTGTTTGACGAGCAGGAGAGCAGGTACGGGACTATCCTCGGGACATATGCGGAGAAGACCGCCCGGCACAAGAGACGGAGAGGCCTCCCGGATGTCCACTACACCTACTACGAGACGGGGAAGACCTACGACAGTCTGGAGGTCTACGCCGATGACGAATCGGTGGCCATCTACCCCGATGAGAACGCCCCGGAGTACGCGAACTTCGCCCTTGACGGGAACGCGTGGGGCTTGAACAACGAGAACTTCGCCGAACTTGTGCCCGGGATTCGGGACGCAGTGGTTGACGGCATAAGAAACTTTCTGAGCAATGGATAGAATACCGATCAAAAGCAACCCGAAGATGTTCGACAAGGTGGTGATCCCGATTCAGCGGGCCTTCGCCAGTGCGTTCCCTTGGTTGGATCACGCCATCGGCATCTGCGAGCACCTCACTTCCACGAAGGAGAAGAAGCGTTACAACTTCCCGGCCCTGTACATCAAGAAGGGGCAGTACGAGCAGATTATGCCGTGCGAGGAGTTGGGCAACTTCTGCTTCTTCTACCTCCGCGACCCGCAGACCTTCGGGGCGAGGGACACGAACCTCGTAAGAAGCCCGTTTTCGCTCGTTTTCTGGTACAACCTTACCGAGGTATTACCCGAGGGGGATGAACGCAACAGGGAGCAAATTAAGGGGCAAATAATGGGCATTCTGAACCGCCTTCACATCGCGGGCCTCGAAGTCACCCGGATTTACGAGAAACCGGACAATGTCTTCGGCGATTTCTCCTACGACCAGACCGACAACCGCTTCCTTATGCACCCGTTCGCAGGCCTCCGCATTGACGGCTATATGACCGTCCGGGCGGACTGCTTCACCTTCCCGAACGAGAACATCGGGGACGGTTCTTTCAGTGATTCCTTTGACCAATCATCCGACCTGTAATGAGTACCTTCACCTGCCCGAGCACTGTTCCGAATGTGCCCAATATGAACTGCTCGGTGAAATATGGGCAGATTCAGAAGATCGCCTTCCAGAGGCTTGGCCATCCCTTCACCGATGAGGAGATTCTGACCAAGGCCCAGTGGTTCGCCTACCTCGCCGCGATTGACGAGACCAAGTTGGTCATCACGCCCTTCGTGGAAGCCCCGGAGGCGGACGGAGGTGACGAGCGAACCTTCGGTAGCGGGAACGAAGTCCGTGACGGCATCGAATACATTATGGGCATCAATCCCGTGAAGATGACCTTCGCCCTCCGGCGTTACCCGCAGATCATCATCAAGGCTCTGAAAGTCCTCTGCAAGATACAGGACTTGGGGGTCTACTTCTTCACCGGGGACGGCAATGTCATCGGCCTCCGCGAGGAGGATGATGTCATCAGCCCCATCCCGATCCGGGCGATGTTCGTGGGCGACCTTCTCCTGCACGGCATCGCTCAGCCGGACAGGAACACCCTTTCGTTCCGGTTCAAGCAGAACTACTCCGACAACCTCGTGGTGGTTCACCCGGACTTCGACATCATCAACGAACTGTACAACATTGATATGACCATCGGGAACGGCTCGTTCTCGCTCGCCTTCAATGTGGACTTCGATGTGTAATTTATTTACGGATAGGAGAAACAAGATATGATTGAATTCCTCTGCACTGTGGTTATCGTGAGCCTCGCCGTAAAATTCTTACGGACGCTCGCCATCAAGTGGGGGTGGTTGGAGTGGTTGCAGGTAAATGTAACCCATCCGATCCTCTCGCAACTCTTCCGATGCGACTTCTGCCAATCCTTCTGGTTGGGGCTTGCTATCTGCGTTTTTCTCGCTATATTTGTGCATTGGTACTTCATTTTCGTACCATTCTTGAGTTGCAACATACAGTGGGAATAGCGTATGATCGAAAAGGCAGTGAACGGGCACAGGTTGGTGTTCTATGACAGTGTTGAAGACCTCCCGATAGTCCAGTTCCACCGATACTCCAAGTTTTTATTGGTGGAATCCGGGATCGGGGACAACATCAACGACATTGACAAGCACATCACCAGAATCATAAATTTTTTTGGTGACAGGAAGAAGATGCAACAGGAACTGATGAACCTCCGTCAGTGCCTGTACATCATAGCAACGGAGCAGGACATCCACAACAAGGCGACCCTCTGCTTGGTGAGATCGGTGGACGGCAGGCCTTGGGAGGACTTCTCCGACAGTGGACTGGATCAACTCTACAAGTTGGTCAACGGGGCGAGCGTGAAGGAACTGGATTCGGTTGCGGCCAAGGTGCGTGACGCGATTGACGAGAACCTCATCCAGTACTTCCCGAAGGTGTTCGAGGATAGCCTGCAGAAGAACTATGTTGACCTCCTGCGGAAGCGGGCCTTGCTCCAGATCGCGAGCATCGTGAAGGAGGAGGACAACTCCAGTGAGATTGAGCAGGTGAACAAGGGCATCTACCGGATGCAGAACCCGAAGGGCTTTATGGGACAGGACAGTGAGGAAGTGCGGTTCGACAAGCAGTTCGAGGATATGTGCCTCCTTATGGCGAAGGAGTTCGGCGGGGGCATCAAGCAGTACACCACGATGGAGTTCTACGCGGCCTTTGAACGCTTGACGAAGCAGTACAACGAGGCTAAGAAATTTAGAAACAAGAGATAGTTATGGAGAACCCTATTAGTTATTCGGACTTATTCGACCCGACCCTTCAGAGCGACATTCAAGGGCTTATTGATAAGGTCAAGGATGTGGAGAAGTCTCTGACGGATATGATCGCCACGGTGAAGTCGCAGGCCAAGGGCCTCGGCGAATCGCTCTCCGGCACGACCTCATCCACGAAGGGAGGCCGCGAATCCACGAAGGAGCAGGCACAGGATGTGGAGAAACTGTACGCCGCCTATCAGCAGTTGGGCACTGCGTACGAGTACATCCGGCAGAACCTCGAAAAGTTGCTCGCCACGAAGTCCCAGATGGCGAAGGCCGACAAGTTGGCCGAGCAGGCCGCGAACGCACAGGAGGATTCCATCACCCGACTGAAGGCACAGGTGGAACTGGCGAAGATGGCCCTCGCGGGTATGACCGACAGTGAGCGGAGAACCACCGAGGAGGGCCAGAGGCTGATGACGGTGGTGAAGACCTTGGACGGCCAGATCAAGTCGTACGAGAAGTCGCTGAAGGGTGTCGTGACGGCCACGAAGGCGGCGACCTCTTCCACGAAGAGCACCAAGGCTGAACTGCTTGACCTCGGCTCTTCCTACTCCTCCCTGTCCGACCTCATCAACAGGACGGGGGTGAACATCAACACCCTCGTGAAGTCCCAGAAGAATCTGGAGCAGGCCTCGAAGAACGGCAAGGTCGCGAACGAATCCCTGTCCGGCTCTTACAACCAGTTGTACGCCCAGTATAACTTAATCAAGATTGCTCTGAACAATATGAGCAAGGAGATGCGTGACAATGTGGCGGTCGGCAAGGTGTGGGAGGCCGAGGCTCTCCGGATTATGGACGAGATGAAGGCGATGCAGGAGGCGACCGGGAAGAGCACCCTGTCGGTCGGTGACTACGGGAAGGCTCTCAACGGTCTGAACATTTCCACTCAGCAAGTCCTGCGTGAAATGCCGACCTTGGCGAACTCCGTCTCCCAGTTCTTCATCGCTATCTCCAACAACATCCCGATCTTCGTGGACAACTTCAAGCGGGCACAGGCGGAACTCGGTGGATTCACCAAGGCGGTGGGTGCAACGCTGAAGGCGGTGATGTCTTGGCAGACCGTCCTGCTCGTCCTGCTTACCGTCCTGCCGAAGATTGCCAAGGCCATCCACGACAAGAAGAAGGCACAGGAGGAGGCCAACAAGGAGACGGAGAAGACCCTCACCCTTGAGGAGATGCTCGCCAAGGCCTACCTCGAAGTATCCAAGTCCGAGGCACAGGAGGCGACCCAACTGGAGTTCCTCATCAAGGTCTCCGGCGACCACACCCGGTCTATGGAAGACCGGATCAAGGCCGCGAAGGTGCTGAAGCAGGAATACAAGGACACCCTCGCGAACTATTCCGAGGAGGCGATCGTGGCCGGGGAGGCGAAGACCGCCCTTGACAACCTCACCCTCAGCGTGAAGGAACACGCGAAGGCCCGGGCTATGATGAACCAGATGATCCAGAACTACGAGAAGATTCTGGAGAACCAGTCCAAGATTGACGAGGCCCAACTCGCCTACGACACCGCGAAGGCGAACACCGCCGCCGCCAAGGCCGCTGAGCAGAGGGTTCGGCAGATGTCCAATATGGGCGAGGCCTACGGCAAGTACGCCGACCAGACCAAGCGGGCCGAGGATGCGGAGAAAGCCGCCCTTGAGACCCTGCAGAAGGCACAGGGAGAGACCCAGAAGTTCCAAGGTGTCATTGATGACCTGTACAAGAATCTCCCAATACAGGGCCTCCTTGACGAACTGAAAGACCCTGTCGGGCCGAAGGGCCGGGAATCCATTATGAAGATTCCGGAGTACTACAACGAGGCTCTCCGTGCCCTCATCGAAGGGATGGAGGAGGGCATCCAGAAGCAGATCGCCCTGCTTGACCTCGAATACAAGATGGCCATCGAAAAGCGGAAGGAGCAGGAGAATGCCATCCTTGATCTGATGAAGACCGGGACGGCTCAGCAGAAGAAGGTTCTCCAGACCGAACTGAGCAACCTCCGGTTCACGATGTCCGCCGAGGAGAGCAACTACTACCAGACCCGCGAGAAACTGATGCGGGAGCACATCAAGGCTATGACCCAGATGGAGGTGGAGATGAACGACCCGGAGCAGGAGGCCCTCAAGGAACTGAAGGACACCCTGCAGGCGGAGAAGCGTCTCCGCGACTGGTCTGCCGCCGAGGAGTACGACCGCCAGAGGGAACTGCTGATGGCCAAGGAGCACACCGCGTTCGAGGAGGTCGCCTTGAAGGACAGTCTCAACGCCCAACTGCTCGCCAGTGAGAAGAAGTACTGGGAGGACTACCTCGTGATGCTGAAGGCCAACGGCCTCGAACTCACGGACGAGTTTATGGAGGTCATCAACAAGTTGGCCGGGTTCACCGAGACCCCGGGCAAGACCACTTCAGCCCACAAGAAGCGTGGGAGCAAGAACTTCCGGAACATCACGGAGGTCGCCTTCGCCTTCAATAACAAGACTGGCGAGAAGGCCGGAGAAGGCTTCTTCAACCGGAAGATCAAGGACGATTATATGGACTTTGCCGCCGCCATCAACGATGCCCTGCAGACCTCCATTGACTATATGAACGAGTGGATGGACAAGCGGATCGAAATGGCCGAGATCGCGGTGGAGGCGGCTGAGAAGGAGGCGAACGCGGCCAAGACGGCCCTTGACTACGAGCAACAGGCCCGGGCGAACGGCTACGCGAACAATGTGGAACTGGCCCGGAAGGAGTACGAGGAGAAACTCGCCCTTCAGCAGAAGGCGGTGGAGGAGCAGAGACGGCTTCAGAAGATACAGGATTCCATCAACACGGCTCAGCAGATTTCCTCCTTGGTGACGGCAACGGCGAACCTGTGGAGTGCCTATTCCGGCATTCCGGTGGCAGGCCCGGCCTTGGCCATCGCCGCAACGGCCCTTATGTGGGGTTCGTTTCTGGCCGCGAAGATACAGGCCGCACAGGTGGCCGGGACTGTGACCCACGGAGAGGGTATGGCCGAGTACTTGAACTACGGCGGAAGCCACGCCAGTGGGAATGACATTGACTTCGGACACACCAAGGACGGTCGCCCGAGGAGGGTTGAAAGAGGCGAGGTGGTCGGCGTGATCAAGAAGGACAGTGTGGAGAAGTACGGTGCGACCACGGTGATGAACATCATCAAGTCTCTGAACGGCGGGACATTCGAGCGTAACTATAACTCTACCGTATTTGGCGGAGGGAGGAATTCTTCCTCTATCATATTCGGCGGAGGGAGGAGTTCTTCCTCGTCTTCGAGCACGAGCGTGAGCAACTTCCTCTCTACCGTATTTGGTGGAGACATCAACAAGGCCTCCGAGGTGCTGACCACGACCCAACTCCTGTCTATGGTCTTCGGCGGTGACAACAGTGTCGCCAACACGATCGCCACCCGGGAGAGGCTCACCCAGATTCTGAACAACTCCGTGGTGAACCATCCGTACGGTGCTATCGGTCTCAAGGACTTTGGCCGGGACATCGAAGCGAACTACGCGATGGCCTTCAACGGTGCGGGCACTGACCTGTCGGCGATCGAACAGGGCATCAGCACTCTCGTACGGCAGGGAGGCGTGAGGATCGTCCCGACCCCCTACGGGAGAATCGAATACAGGGGCAATACCAAGAGAATCATAAAGGACGCATAGTATGGCACAAGAAGTCAGCATTACGCTATCGGTGGGCGGGCTTGTAAAGTCCGTCAACCCCATTTTCGGTGACGATGTCAAGATGAAGTACACGAGGGAGGAGGGGCAGGCCTTCCTTCGCTCGAAGATTGACGGGAAGGTGAAATTCTCCCGGGAGGACTTCGACTTCATCGAATCCGCCACCCACGGAACAGTCTTCACCCTGTCGGTCTACCTCGGGTCTTCCCTGTTCGGCTCTTGCACCTTCCTCAAGTCCGACTGCACCTTCAACTACGATGACAAGTGTTGCACGGTGAAGATTCAGACCACCGACAGGTACGAGAACTTTCTCAACAACTACGACAACAAGTACAACCTTCCCCGGCTCGCCCCGGAGACCCGCTCCATTACGCTGAACAAGCGTCCCGTCCTGCAGTTCTACTTCCTCCGCGACAAGAAGATCACCAATGTGTACGGCAATATGTCGTTCGAGGTGGATGCCCGGAGCGGTTCGGAGAACCTCAGTATGAACCAGATGAACGGGAAGGGCTTCGGCCTCCTGTACTGGCTGAAGGTGCTTGACATCCCGGACACCTCCGTCTCCGCGATCAACGGCATCAAGGGCCGCTACAAGGGGACGGTCTACGGCCCGATCCTCACCGGAACTCAGATATGGCGGGAGGACAACCAGTACTACCTTGAGTATCAGTACATTTCCGCATATGCCACCTATGCGTGGCAACTCTACAACTCCAACGCGACCCCGTACTCCTACAATGGGAACTATGTCTGGGTCACCGAGCCTTACTATGACGAGTACAGTGACTACCAGTGCGGTGTGAAGTACGGCACGGACTACGCCGGGTCTGGCTCTTCGCAGGTGGCCATCGCCACCGGGCACAACCGCATCCTGTACGCCCGGGCACTGAGCGACTACGGCGAGGCCTATTCCGGGGAATCCCGGACGGAGATGTCCTCCATCACTGACGATATCGCCGAGGACAACTACAACTACCTGTATGCTTGGACAGTCCAGTCCTTCGGGATCGAATCCAAGGTAATCATCAGCGAGACAGTCCAGACGAACCCGACTGAATGGGGGCAGGACGGCAACGGCAAGTACTTCGTCCGGCCTACGCCTTCCGACCCGTCCAACGCGGTCTATCCGATCGGTTGGAGTATGTGGATTCCCTTCTCCATCTGGTTCGAGAGTTCCACCTCACTGGACGAATCGCTCCGGAGTGCCTTCAATACGACCTATGAACTGCCGGACGCGTACTACCTGTACTCCTGCATCCAGAGGCTTCTCGCCCAGATTGATTCCAATATCTCCTACAACCACGCTTCGGCCCACAGTCAGTACCTGTACGACAGTGCCGAGGGCCTGCACAAGGAGATTGATTCTCCGTACAACCGCTACGGGCAACTCTTCATCACTCCGATCACCAATGTGAAGAAGACCCGGTACGAGCAGGCCGCTCAGCGTGGAGACATCACCCTCAAGCAGATTCTGGATATGCTGAAGGCGGTCTACCAATGCTACTGGTACATTGACGATAGCAACCGCCTCCGCATCGAACACATCACCTACTTCAAGAACAACCATTCCTACGCGATCGGCAACCCGACCGCCGATGAGGATGTGACCGCGATGCAGGATATGCCGAACGGCAAGATGTGGACTTTCGGCACGAACGAGATCGAATTCGAGCGTACCAAGTGCCCGTCCCGGTACGAGTTCGAGTGGGGTGGCGACTGCACGGAGCAGTTCAACGGCTACCCGATTGACATCCTTGACAAGTTCGCCAGTGGCAAGACGAAGGAGAAGATCAGCGTCACCAACTTCACGGCGGACATTGACTACACGGTGATCAATCCGAACGGTGTGTCCGATGACATCTACGCCCTCATCGAAGCGAACTCCACCTTCGCCGTCCAGATTCCGAATGTGAGCCTTCCGGGGAGCAATCCGGTCTACCAGATGCAGAACGGCTACTGCTCGCTCCTGTGGGCCGAGAGATACCGTTATTCGTACGATATGGGCGGATGGTACGCCCGGGCGAACGGTGTCAACGGCAGTTATCTCCCGGTCTATAGCATCCGGCAGGCGAAGAAGCAGGGCATCAAGTATCCCACCACCTTGGCGAAGGTCGGCACGACCGGGACTGTCAAGACCGGGATGGGCATCGGCCTCATTGACGAGCAGGATGTGACCGCAGACACCCTGTACACCGACACGAAGGTGATGATGGAGATCGAACGGGACTTCTCCAACGATGTCTTCGTCATCCTCATTTCCTCGCACAAGGGAATCCGGAACAACTCCGAGTACGCCGTCACCGTCCAGTACCTCAGCGGAGGGACTATCTATACCGCGAACATCAGTGCGGAATCGTCCTACGACACTGGCTCTTCCTCGAACATCGCGATCGTGAGCGTAAAGCAGAGGGGCGACATCGAAATCGGAGAACTGATCTCCCGGTTCGATTCCCATATGACCCGGACGGTCTCGAACTTGGCCTCCAGTGCCAGTATCGTGATCAAGGGCAACTCCTACACCGGGGGCGTTGACTGGGCCTACATCAAGGTCAAGTGCAACAAGCGGACGAAGATCACGATCACCCCGAGTTCCGAAAGTTCCTACGACATCGGCTATGTCGGCAATATGCCGTACACGCTGAAGTCCCAGATCACCTCCAATGCTCTGCAGTATGCCTCCGGTACTTCCGCCAAGAATGTGACCGTGGACGCGGGCTTCGAGGGCTACATCGGCTATGTGAAGGACAGTACTTCCACTGGAAACAGTGACAAGATCACCTTCGATTTCACCATCCTCTAATAAAATTTTGCGAGAAATAAAATTAATTCTATCTTTGCGTCAGAGAAAGGGTTACTCTGCTAAACTATCCTAGGTATGCACAACAACAATTTAAGTCCTATCCCTTTCTATTCAAGCACTGCCGAGCAGGGCTTCCGGAAGTGGTACGCTTATGGTGAGCATCCTAAGATTCGCGTTTTAACCACTACTTTTCTCCCGTTTTTCTTCTTCCGGTCTGGTGCTACTTCCTCTCCTTCCGTTTCCAGTGTCGCCTTCTTTGACGAGTGCGGGAACAGTGTGAGCGTCTCTAGCACCTACACCAATGCCATCAAGAACGGAATCTCCACCTATGTGAACAACGGTGGGGTGACCTTCTACTTCACCGCTCCGAGTTCCTCTATGAGCCTCCCGAAGGGCTTCTACTATCTGAGGATCAATGTGACGGTGGGGGGCACTACGACATCCTTCTATTCCGAGTTGTTCCAAGTCTGCGACTACGACACTATGGAGCGTGAGTGCATCACCATCAAGTGGTACGATGCGGAGGATGTGACGATCAGTGGCGGTGGCGTGATTCCATTCAACCACCAAGCGAATTCCAACTACTACTACAACAAGTTGTTCCTCCTCTCCGATGTCGGGATGCCGGAGTATTCCTTCACGGAGGAGGGCGAGGATCGTGACGGCCATTTCTTCCCGGTGAAGCAGATATCCGAGAAGGTGTACAAGATGAAGTTCGTGGCCACGGAGGAGATGTGCGACTGTCTGCGTCTGGCCTGCCAGAGCGATGTCGTGAAGGTGACCGACCACAACTCGAAGACCTACGATGTGGAGCATCTTGAGATGGATGTCACTTGGTTGGACGGCGGATATTTCGCTGAGGTGGAGATATCGTTCGAGACTGATACCGTGGTGAAGAAGATAGGAAAGGCTTACGGAACTATTAATTCTAGATAACTATGGGACAAATCATCAAAGAACGGCTCTTCAGTAGCATTCCATTCTGGCTCTGCTTGATCAGTTCGATCGTCCTGTTCATTATCTCGCTATTTATGCCTCCGACTGGCGAGATTCATCCTTCCGTCTTGAAGGCGGTGGCTGAGTTGCTCGGGTTTGTGGCACTGTCCATTCTGGCGGATGCCATCAGATTCGGCTACGATGCGACTGTCACGCACGGCGGAACGACAGTGACGATCGGTAACCGCGAGGAGGATGTGGAAGTAAAGGTGGAAGAAAAGTAAAGAATTTCTTGCATATTAGGAAGAATTAACTTATATTTGTCAACGAAAATCAATGTCGCTATGAGCAACTACAGTGCCCTCAAAACGGATATCAACAATAACATCTACGAGAACAACACTCAGCAGATCACGGGGACGGTTCTGAACACCGTCCTCAAGGATATGGTGGCAACGCTCGGTGCGGGCTACCAGTTCGCCGGGTGTGCCTATCTGGACTTGAACCCGGGTGCTCCGGACGCGAAGGTGTTCTACCTCGCGGGGGAGGGCCTGTACCCGAACTTCGACAACATCCAAGTTCCTGCCGGGAAACTGGGCATCCTCAAGTGGGACACCCGTTGGCGGCTTGAGACGATCGAAGGCCTCGGTGGTGGCGGTGCGAACCTCACTGGCTATGTGAGCCTTCCTTCCGTCTCCGACCTGCCGGAGGTCGGTCAGCCCACTCTGGGCTACCTCATCGGGGAGAACCTGTACCTGTATGTCGGGGAGGGTGGCGACACCGCCGATGGCAAGTACCAGAACTGCGGATCGTTCCGTGGCCCGGAGGGCGTGAGCATCACCGACATCGAACAGGTCGTGGAATCCGTGGAGAACGGCGGGAGAAACACCATCCGGATCACGCTTTCCGATGGCCATTCCTACGATGTGTATGTCCGTAACGGCAAGGCCTCGCAGGGCCTGTTCCCGGATGCCGCCACGCTGAACGCTCAGCGTCCGAACCCGTCCGTGGGCGAGTACGCCTTTGTCGGATCGGGCTTCCCGGCGGACATCTATGTCTGCAACACGGCGGGCACTTGGACTGATTCCGGTGCTGACTATGACGGCGACAATGTTGATCTGACGGACTACGCCACCAAGGCGGAACTCAGTCAATTAGAGGCCGAAGTAGCCG